CGCGACCAGTCTGCTGGATGCTGCCGGTTCCTGGCTGTCCGGCCTGTTCTCCGCTGGCAAGGATGCAGCCGCTGCCATCCCGTGGAGCGAGATCGGCACGAAGATCAAAGACGGCGCGACCAGTTTTCTGGACGCAACCGGCAGCTGGCTGTCCAGCGGCTTTGAAACAGCCAAAACCACCATCGAAGGCATCGACTGGCCTGGTCTGGGGTCGAAGATCAGCAGCGGCCTGAGCAGCGCCCTGGACACCCTGGGCAAGATCGGCGGCAGCATTTGGGACACCATCAAGGGCTGGTTCGGCTGGGGCGAGGAAGAAGCCGTGGAGGCCAGCGAAGCGGAAGCCGCAGGCAAAGCCATCACGGACAACATCTCCACCGGCATCACCAGCGGCGTGACCGACCTGGAAACGGCTGCTAACAGCGCAGCCACCACCTGCGTCAATGCCTTCAAGACGGCCTTCGGCATGGGCGAGGGCGGCGGTGGGGGCGCTACCGGCGGCATCGGCGGCGAATGGATCAGCGGCATCACGGCGGGCATCACCGGCGCGCAGGAAGCCCTGACCACCGCAGCCAGCACCGCAGCGGCGGCAGCCCAGACCGCCGTGACCACCATCATCAACACCGAAAACGGCACCACCATCGGCGAAGCCTACGCGACGGGCCTGCATACCGGCGTGGCTAACAAGGTGGAGCTTCTGCGGCTGACGGGCACGGCGATGGCCACGACCGTCAAAACTGCCCTGGACACCGCCGTAGGAACAAACGGCAGCAGCTTCGTCTACATCGGCGAAGCCATCGCCAGCGGCGTGGCGCGGGGCATCAGCAGCGGCAGCAGCACCATCAGCGCAGCAGCCCGCAGCGCAGCCCTGACGGCCTACAACGCCGCCAAACGGGCGCTGGGCATCGCATCGCCGTCCAAAAAGATGGCAGAAATCGGCGAGTGGTTCGACGCGGGCTTTGCCCAGGGCATCGACAAGAACATGGCGCAGGTCATGGACAGCGCCGACCGTCTGGCCAACATGGCCGCAAGCAAGACCGCCGAAACCCGCACAAGCGCCGCGCCCGCCTTTGAGCTGGATTACGATCAGCTGGGCGAAGCCGTGGCAAGCGCAAACAAGGCCGCCGGCATCGGCACCGCCATGATCGGGCTGAACGGCTACGAATTCGGCAGCGAACTGGAACCCTACACCAGCCGGGCCACGCGAGAGCGCACCGGCAAGACGGTGAAGGGCCGCACGGGAAGGATGGTGCTTGCATGAGCGCAGGAGAGGTAAATTTCACGTTCAACGGGCTGCACTGCCTGCGGGACTTCGGCTGCATCTACATCGCAGACAAGACCCGCATCATCAGCGGCAAGACGGAACGCAGCGAATACAGCATCGCAGGCGTGTCCGGCACGATCCTGATGGGCGACAAGGCCATCAGGCAGCCCTACAACCTGACCGGCACGCTGGTGCCCATGAAGACGCCACAGAGCCTGCAAGCCTGTCACCAGCTGGCGCGGGACGTCGCCGCCTGGCTGCTGGCCGGGCGCTGCAAGCTGTCCTGGGACTATGATCCCCTGCATCAGTTTGACGCCGAGGTAGTGGACGCCATCAAATGGGACACCAAAGCGTGGTTTGAGGGCGGCATCACCGTGACCTTCCAGGTGCAGCCCTACGCCCGCGACCTGGTACCTGCCACGGCATCGGCAAACATGCTTTCCGGCCTGAACACGCTGCTGGTGCCTGTCAGCACCGTAGACCCTGCGCCCGTGTCCGTGGAGATCAGCAACACGGGCAGCACAGCCATCACCGCCGTGCGGATCAGCGACCCGGACGGGCACAGCGTGACCCTGAGCAAGGGCATGAGCCTGGCGGCGGGCGACATCCTGAAGATCGACATGGAGCCGCCCATCGGGGCGACGATCATCAGCGGCGACACCACCACCAGCGCCCTGCGATACGCGGAAGCCTTCGACCATCTGACGCTGCGGGAGCCTGACTACCTGACCGTGGTGCTGACCGGCGGCAGCGCCTGGGTGACGGCCACAGCATGGGGGTGCAGGCCGTGATCAAAGTATACGATCAGGACGCCAATATGCTGGCGATCCTGGAATATGCCGACGCCGTCGGCTACCAGCTGCCCCACAACGACCTATGGACGGCCACCTTCAGACTGCCGAAGGACGACCCGAAGAACGCATATTGCCAGATGCACAATCTGGTCAGCCTGGACGACGGCCCGCGCGACCTGGGCATGTACCGCATCGTCGGCATACCTGAAGCGGACGTGACCGACCCCGGCGGCTACATCACATACAGCTGTGAACACGTCATGGCCACGCTGCTGGACGATCTGCTTTTTGGCTATCACGAAGTGGGCGGCGTCACCATGGACACGGCTGCCGTGCTGCGCTACATCCTGGCGCAGCAGGACACCGTCCGCTGGCAGCTGGGCGTGTGCGACTTTGCGGATTATTTCGCGTACAAATTCGAGAACGACACGCTGCTGGGGGCTGTCATGTCCCTGGGCAACGTGCTGACCGAAGCATACACCTGGGACTTCGATACAGCCACGACCCCGTGGACGATCAACCTGCGCAAGGCTGACACAGCCGCCAGCTGCGGCATCTACTACAAGCGCAACCTGCAGGGAATCACCAAATCGGTGGACGCCAGCACGCTGGTGACACGGCTGTACCTGCTGGGCTATGGCGAAGGCGTGAACCAGCTGACGATCCGCGACATCAATGACGGCAAGCCCTACATTGACGCGGACACCATCAGCGTGTACGGCGTTAAAAAGTCCGTGTTTGTAGACCGGCGCTTTGAAGACCCCACCGCCCTGAAGGCACGCGGGCAAGCCCTGCTGGAAGGGCTGAAGATCCCCTACACCACATACACGGCAAAGGCTGCCGACCTGGCGCAGCTGACCGGCGACCCCTGGGACGAATTCATGCCCGGCAAGATCGTGCATGTGCTGGACGGCGAAGACGGCGTAGAGTTTGAGGCGCGCATCGTGAACGTGGGCAAGGCCGACGTGCGCGGCCGTCGCGGCGACGTGGACATCACCATCGCCAACAGCCCCCGCGACATTGCGGACAGCATCAACACCCTGGCCGACCGCCAGGGCATCAACGACCTGTACAGTCAGGGCGCGACCAACCTGTACGCCCAGCAATTCATGGATAATGCCGACGAAGAACACCCGGCGGTCATGCGCGTGTTCGTGCCCAGCGGCTGCGTGCGCATCAATCAAATGCTGCTATCCTTCAGCGCTGAAAAATTCCGCGCCTACGAAAAGGGCGCATCTGCCGGCGGCGGCAGCGAACGCACCAGTGGCAGCGGCGGGCAGGTGGCGGCGTCCACTGCCGCCGTGGCCACGGAAGGCATCGTGCAAATCACCGGCCCGATTGATTCAACCGGCAGCAGTGCATCGACCACAAGCGAATGCGCCCAGCAGACGACCAGCAACAGCAGCATCCTGACCACCAATTCCAGCAGCAGCGCGCTGGTGACGGGCGAGAACGGCGCGCACACCCACAGCGGCCCCAGCCACCGGCACGGCCTGAACGACCACACGCACAGCTTCAGCGACAGCTATTCCCTGGCGTGGGGGCATACGCACGCCATACCGACCCCCGGCACATCCACCAGCACCAGCGGCGTCAGCAACTACGCCGCGAAAAGCATCGACATCAGCGGCACCACCGGCAGCGCGTCCGGCTACACCGGATATAGCGGCACCGGCAGCACCGGCGAAGCGGGCGCGCATAACCACAGCATGGCCCCGCACACCCACGACATGCAGCACACCCACACCGTGCCGGCGCACAGCCACACCCACAGCCATTATCACGGTGTGGCGGTGGCCATAAAAATCCCTGAGCTGGCCATCAGCATCCCCTCGCACACCCACACCGTGACCATCGACGCCCACACCCACGGCACGATCTACGGCATCTTTGAGGGCGAAAAGGCCGGCAGCATCACCATCAAGGTGGACGGCGTCGCCGTTGACGGCGTGGACGGAACCAGCGCCAGCGAACTGGACATTGCCGCCTACCTGGAAAAGGACGACGAAGGCAAGATCACGCGGGGCGTATGGCACACCGTGGAGCTGGTGCCCGACGCGCTGACCCGCATCGAGGCGAACCTGTTTGTGCAGACCTTCGTGCAGAGCGTGGGCGGCGGCGACTATTAAGGGGGAACGTACATGGATCAATGGAAGATTCGCCAAATCGTAGACCTGGCGGCCAGCGGCAGCGCGCCGACGGCATGGTCTGAAGCGCTGATGACCGACGGCGACAAGCATGCCCACACCTGGAACGTGACCGTGCTGAACGCCGGGCAGGCCGCCGACCTGACAGGCGCGACGGCGATCGGCTACTTCAACCGGGCCGACCGCGCCACCGTGGCCGTCCCGGCCACCATCACCGGCAACCTGGTCAGCGTGACCATGACGCAGGAATGCTACGCCATCGAAGGCCCGCTGGTGGGCATCTTCAGGTTGATGAAGTCCGGCACCACGACGCTGACGCTGTCCGTGCTGCGCTTCAACGTAGGCAAAGGCCCCAACAGCGCCATCGTGGATCCTGGCAACATCGTCCCCGACCTGGACACGCTGCTGGCGCAGGTGGCCAACATTGAGGCGGTCACGCAGGCGTGCATCGCCGCCACCGGCGACGCAGACGCAGCGGCTGACCGCGCCAACGACGCGGCAAACCGCATCGACTGGAACATCATTTTCACCGACGACGGCGAAGGAAGCGTAACCGTTTCCGGCGCTGACATCACTGACGACGGCGAAGGAAACGTAATCATCGCGCCCTTCGCCATCACATAAGGAGGCGCAGACATGGCAACCAAACCCATGAAAACCCTGACCGGCCCCAATAACGTGACCTACGAGGTCACGGACGAAGCTGCGCGCAAGCGGCTGACCAACCTGGAAGGCGGCGGGGACGGCCAGACGGTGCAGCAGCGCCTTGGCACCCTGGAAAGCCAAATGCAGACCGCCCAGCAGGGCATCAGCAGCAACAGCAGCAAGCTGACAGCCCTGGAAAAGGCGGTCGAGGAAGCCAAACAGCTGGCCCAGGAATCTGGCGGCGCAGCGGATGGCATGACTTTCAACGCCACCACGGGCCTGCTGCAGCTGACCAGCGGCGGCAAGCCTATCGCGGGCGCAGCTGTGACGATCAAGCTGTCCGACTACTACACGAAGGAAGAAACGGACGCGCTGATCGAAGACGCCGTCGCAGCCATGGCGGGCAGCGACGCCATGCTGCAGCTTCAGCAGCAGGCGGTCGGCAGCCTGGAATGGTCTGAAAGCGACCGAAAACTGACCATCTACAACGTGGCCGGCGAATACCTGGATGAACTGGTCATCGAAGGCGGCGGGGGCGGTGGCACGGGCACATCCTATTCCGTGCGCGTCCTGAACACCCTGGCGTCTACGATTCTGACCACTGCATCCACATCGGCGACCGTCCTGAAGGCGAAGTATCTGGAATACTACGGCAGCGACCTGACCGGGCAGGGCGGCACGCTGGATGTGGAATACAAGCTGGCCACGGATGACGCATGGAAGAAGCTGCACACCGGCATGAACATCGCCCAGGGGGTGGAATTCAGCATTGACGTGACAAACGTGCTGACCGTGGGCAAGATGACGAACGTGCGCTTCACCGTAAAGGGCGGCGAATCGGGCCTGACGCGATCCCTGACGTATACCATCACCTGCGTGGAAGCCATCATCGCCGGTATCAATTTCGACGACACGGCGACGTATACCGGCAATTTCAATTTCCAATACCGCTGCACGGGCCGCAACCTGGAAAAGATCGTACATTTTGAGATGGACGGCACGGAAATCGCTGTTGTCGATATTGGCACCAGCCACAACGAAACCAAGCAGCAGGCCATTACCATGCTGGGCGTGTACGATTACGGCAGCCACCTGCTGCGGGTATGGTACACCACGCCTGACGGCGCTGTGTCCAACGTGCTGCAGCACGCCATCCTGTACGACGACGGCAGCAGCACCGCCCCCATCATCGGTGCAGTGGTGGAGCCGCCCGCTATCACCTACGGCGACGCGCTGAACGTGCGCTATGTGCTGGATACTCCCGGCCAGGAAAGCACCGACGAACTGCAAATCCGGGTATACAGCATCAACGGCGACATGGAAACCGTCTATCAGACCGCCAGCCTGGTGAACCTGCCCAACAACGCCGCCCAGGTGTGGGCGTGCAGCAGCTACCCGGAAAGCGGCACCGTGTACATCGAACTGCGCAGCGGCGACACCGTGGAAACGATCCGCGCGACGGTCGAGGAAATCGACATCGGCTACAACCTGCAGCCCGTGGACACGAACCTGGTGTACAGCTTCAAGCCCACCGGCCGCAGCAACATGGACGCGGATCGGGGCGAATACACCCACGAATTCACCACGGCCGCCGGTATCACCACGAAGATCAAGGGCACGTTTGAGGGCTTCAACTGGGTGAGCGACGGCTATGACGGCGAAGCGCTGACCCTGGCCGGCGAAGCCCGGCACACCATTGAGCTGCCCATCTTTTCCACCAGCTACACCGACGACGAAGGGCAGAACGTGAGCCTGGAAAGCGCCGGAAATGCCCAGGTAACGACCAACGGCCGCACCATTGAGCTGGAATTCATGGCCAGCAGCGTCACCGACCTGAACGCGCCCATCATCCACTGCATGAACGACGCGCACGCGGGCTTCATGGTGACGCCGCAGGTGGTTTACCTGCTTTCTTCTTCCGGCACGAACGTGTCCCAGGACGAAACCGGCTTCATCCAGAACGAAGAAGCCATCCCCTGCGCCTACATCAAAGACGACAAGCGCATCCGTCTGGCCTTCGTGATCGAACCCGTGGACACCGAAAACAACCGGCAGTGCGTCAACATCTACATCAACGGCGAATTTGCCAATTCGCAGCCCTATGACGCGGACGCCGTATACCGCAGCACTGAATTCATCCACTTCGGCAGCGACACCTGCATCCTGAAGCTGTTCGACGTGCGCATCTACAACCGCGGCCTGAGTGCCGACGAAGTGCGCCAGAACTACATGGTCGCGCCCGTGTCCGTGACGGACAAAATCGCCGTACTGCGGCGCAACGACGTCATGAACGACAACGGCGACGTGGACTATGAAGCCGCCCGCCTGCAGACACCCTGCCTGCTGATCATCGGCGAACTGTCCCCTTATAAGGGCAACAAAAAGAAGTGCGGCGCGATCCTGACGAAGCCCGACGGTCTGGGCGGGTACACGACGGAATTCGCCCTGCTGGACATGGACGAAGACGGCAATTTCATCAGCGACAACAACGTACAGGGCACCAGCAGCCAGAAATTCATGCGCAAGAATCTGAAGCTGGCCATGAAGGTCATTGCGCTGAATGAGGACGGCACGCCGCAGCGCGACGCTGAAGGCAACATTGTCATCCAGAAATTCAAGTACAGCCTGAAGGGCAAGGACGCGGACGGCAACGACCTGAGCATCGGCGAAAGCACCCTGTGCTACAAGATCGACTACATGAGCACCAACCACCCCAACACGCCCAACGCGAACCTGGGTGACACTCTGTACGCCGACAAGACCATTGCCCAGCAGGCTGATCCGCGCTGTCAGACCACCATCTGGGGCTTCCGCTGCCTGCTGTTCCAGACCAGCGCCGAGGAATGGCCCAACGGCACGATTTACTTCGCCGGCGATGGCGCGCTGAACAACGACAAGAGCAACAGCACCACCTTCGGCCTGGAATGCGACGGCGACGAAGGCGCGGTGACAAAGCGCCAGAAATGGGAATTCCTGAACAATACCAACAGCATCTGCTTCTTTAAGACTGACCGCCTTTTTGCCCCCACGTCAGAGGGCGGCATTCAGGCTGCCAGCGCGCTGGAATCTACCTACCCCGACCAGGGCGACCTGGAAGACGAAGGGCTGACGCCTGTTTATGACTACATTCAGGTGCTTTTTACATGGGTATGCCAGCGCGCGAATTTCTGGGACGCATCCACCGAAACAGCAGCGACGCCCTATATCTACAAGGGCCAGGAATATACCACCGAACGGGCATACCGCAAGGCCATTTTCGTCAACGAATTCGGCAGGCACTTCAACAAGCACCGCGCCCTGGTTTACTACCTGTTCATGGAATTCCTGGCGCTGTGCGACAACCGTGCGAAGAACATGTTCCTGCAGTGCGAAGATGTGACCGCCGAAAACCTTGTTTTCACTGATCCGACCGTGCAGAGCATCCACGACATCATTGACCCGGACACCGGCGAAGTGGACGCGGACAAGATTGACTGGGAGAATTCGACCTTTGCCGTGTGGCTGTGCATCCTGTACGACCTGGACAGCTGCCTGGGAGCCGAAAACAGTGGCTACCTGCGCATCCCGTACTATGCCGACTGGCAGTACACACTGAACGGCGCGAACCAGTTTAACGGCTACGATTCGCGGCTGTGGCTGATGGTCGAGGAAGCCTTTGCCGCCGACATTATGACCGAAGCGCAGCGGCTGACCAGCAATGAGCTGCTGACGTATGAAACCCTGCGCCGGGCACACATCACCGAAAACGCGGACATCGTTTGCCCGGCAGTGGTGAACCGGGACATGGTCTACAAGTATTCCGACCCCTGGACAGAGGGCTACTGGGATTATTCCGAAAGCACCACAAACCCGACCTGGGTGCAGAACGGTCAGTACAAGTACCTGCAGCGCGGCAGCCGTGTGGAACAGGTTGACGCCTACATCTACCGCCGCTGTCACATGCTTTACAGTAAATACCTGTGCGACCAATTCCGCAACAACAACATCAATTTCCGCGCCGGTCAGAACGTCGAAGCAGCGGACAGCGCCATCACGATGACGGCGGTGCAGGCCATGCATCACGGCGTGAAGTACGGCGACACGGGCAGCACCATCACCACCAGCCCCCTGGCAGCCGCAGGCATTGCCGTGACGATCCGCAGCACGCAGCGCATCGGCCGCAGCGACACGGTGTACCTGTGCGGCGGCACCGACCTGACGGACATCGGCGACGTTTCTGCCTTCTACCCCTACGAAATGCAGCTGACGAAGGGCAGAAACCTGCGCAGCCTGACCATCGGCCGGGACGAAGCCGGCTATACCAATACCGGCCTGGCGGGCCTTGACCTGTCCGCATGTAAGCTGCTGGAATACATCAACCTGATGGGCTGCGTGGGGCTTGAAAACACCATCGACATGACCGGCAACACGCTGATCCGCACCGTGCTGGCCGGCAACAGCGTGATCCCCTACATTAAGCTGCCCGACGGTGGCCAGCTGGAAACCCTGAAGGTGGGCACCGTGAAGAACCTGACCGTGCTGAACCACGGAAACCTTCAGACCTTCAGCATGGATAGCATGGAATCCCTGACCTGTCTGCGCGTGGAAAACACACCAGGCATCCCCGTGCTGGACATCCTGCTGCAGCGGCTGCCGCAGCTGACCGACGGCCTGCGCCTGGTGGGCATCGACGTGGACGCCGGCGACGACATGACCATCTTTGAAATGCTGGTCAGTGACAAGGCGAAGGGCAAGTACCTGGACAACAACGGCGCGCTGTCCGTTGACGTCAACGCCTACCCGCACATCACCGGCACGATCCACTGCGACGCCATCGGCAGCGTGCTGCTGGGGCAGATGGAAACCCTGTACCCTGAACTGGTCATCGACTACGGCCAGGTGGTGACGCAGCACGCCATCCGCTTCGTGAACGACGACGACGCGGCCACCTTACTGGACGTGCAGTACCTGACGCCCGGCAGCATGCCCAAAGACCCCGTGACCCGTTCAGACAATCCCATCGCCACGCCGACGAAGGCAATGACCATTTCGACGATCTACACCTTCAGCGGCTGGACGCCGGCCCTGAACGTCGTCACCGGCGACTACACCTACACGGCGACCTACACCGAAACAGCCAGAGAATACACCGTCAGGCATTACGTCGGCAGCAAACAGGAACAGACTAAAACCGTGCCGTATGGCAGCGAAGTGGTCTACGAGGGCGCAACACCTGAAGACCACAGCCTTGACCAGTATTTCATTTATCGCCTGTTCAGCCACTGGGACAAATGCACCAGCTATGTCACCGGCGACATGGACGTGCATGCCGTCTTTGTGGAAGGCAGCGCGCCGAAGCTGTCCACCCATCCGGGATGGAGCCTGGCCACGGCGACGCCCATCGAACTGTATGCGATGGTGAAAGCTGGCGTGCTGGCCTCCAACGGCGGCCTGAACGCAACGCCCGGCAGCGCTGACCATTATGGCATGGTGACATCCGGCGACGAATTCGACATCGTCATGGGCAACGACGCGGACTACGACAACGTGGAAAGCGTGGAGCTGGTGAGCCTGGACGCACCCCTCGTGTTTGATGGAACGACCTACCACAATACCGGCGTGAAGCTGTTCGACGAAGACAAGAGCTTCACGCTGGCGGTGGACTTTGCCTACACGTCCAGCGTGGCCAACAGCGTGTTGCTGTCCTGCTGCCAGGGCACGAACGGCATCCGGCTGCACTATTCCGGCAATGCTATGCTGCAGTATGGCGGCGTCAATGCCGGCGCAGCCGTGGCAGCCACCACGTCCCGCGAAATGCTGGTCATCCGGCACCGCAAGGGCGACCCGAATCTGTACGTTTACAGCAGCAACAAAACCAGCAACGCCATCCGGGCTCAGACGATCCGGCGCGACACGCCCACGATCCACAGCTCCACGCTGGCCTTTGGCTGCGACTACGCTGCAGCCGACGGGTACGCATCCCAGCACGCAAAGGGCACGATTTTCTGGGCAAAGGTCTGGTATGAAGACCTGGGCGTCAGCCTGTGCAGCGACCTGGCCATCTGGCCGCGTGAAACGCTGACCATGCAGGCCGCAGGTGTCAGCGACTACAACTTCCGACTGCACCCCATCGCAGGCGAAGACGGCCAGTTTTCCGCGTGCGTCTTCCTGATGAAGAACCTGATGGAAGGCACCCGCAGAATGAACCCGACCAATACCAACGCTGGCGGCTGGCCTGACACGGAAATGCGCGGCTGGCTGAATGAGCGTCTGTATTATTCACTGCCCCGCATGTGGCGGCATCTGATCCGCAAGGTGACGATCAGCTCCACAAGGGGCGACCTGTCCACGGACATCGTGACAAGCGAAGACTACATCTGGCTGCCTGCAGCAAAGGAAGTCAACCAGGCAACGACGACCGCCGGCCCCATGAGCGAAGCCAACGGAATCATCAACCTGTTCACAGATGACGCCAGCCGCATCAAGTATCTGAACAACGGGGCAGGGGCTGCGTCGCACTGGTGGCTCCGTTCTCCGCACATGACCAACGCGACGAACTTCTACGGTATCAGCTCCGGCGGCTGGTATAGCGGCGCCAACTACGCCGGCTACGCGTATGGCGTTTGCTTCGGCTTCTGCATCTAATCCCCTGAATCTATCCCTGCGGCCGGGTGCGGCCCCTGTGTGGGCCGCGCTGGGCCGCTTGCACGGAGGTGCTGCCTTTTGTCCGTTCCTAAATCAAGGCGGTGCGAATCCAGCGTGCAATTCCTGGACACGGCCGTGCTGCTGCACCTGCACACCATCCGGCAGGTGGCGAAATTCCCGAAGAAATACACCTTCTATGTTTCCCAGCACATCGCTGCCCTGGCCGCCGACGTGCTGGACAATGTCAAGCGTGCGAATTCCATGTACCCGGCGAATGCCCACGAAGCCCAGATCAGGCGCGACCTGCTTCAGGCAGCGCGAGGCAGTCTGCAGGCCATGGTGACGCAGATCAACAACGCGAAGGAGCTGTTCCCTATACCCGGCACCGCGCTGGGCGAATGGATGGGCTTAATCGCGCGGGAGCTTGACCTACTGAAGCGGCTGATGGAATCCGACCGCAAACGCTTCAGCTTCGACAAATAGGGCTTGAACTACACGTTCTCCGCAGGGGCTGCGTCGAACTGGTGGCTCCGTTCTCCGAACATGACCAACGCGACGAACTTCTACAATATCAACTCCGGCGGCTGGAATAGCAACAACAACGCCAGCAACGCGAATGGCGTTTGCTTCGGATTCTGCAGGCGCGACATGATCCGCGTCAACACGGGCAGACAGAGTACCCCCAACGCGGGCGAAATCAGACCCAACTGCAGAAGGAGGGCAAGTCCTTCCCGAAAGGGTAAATACGCGGGCCGGATTCGTCCGGCCGGACGCTTCTTGCATGGTTCAGGGAGCATCACCTGAATTTCATGACCGTTGACGTCAGCAGCCATCTGATGCAAGGCGGGCAACCGCCGCAGCTGTACCGGCCCGCATTTCCATGGAGGAACCCATGACAAGCGCAGAACGCAAAGAAGGACGCTACCAGCGCCGCAAGGCCCGGCGGGAAGCCACACGGGCGGCAAAGGTGGCGCGCTTCGACAACTTTGAAAAGGTATTCACCATTGAACACCTGTACCACGGGTATCGCATGAGCCGCCTGGGCGTGCGCTGGAAGGCGTCAACGCAGCGCTACATTGCCAACGCGCTGCTGAACATCGCAGAAACCCACGCCCAGCTGATGGCCGGAACCTTCCGCAGCCACGGCTTCTATGAATTCGACCTGTTCGAACGCGGGAAGCCGCGACACATCCGCAGCGTGGATATGCACGAACGGGTGGTACAACGCTGCCTGTGCGACTATTCCCTGATCCCCTTGCTGTGCCGTTCATTCATCCACGACAACGGCGCAAGCATGAAGCACAAGGGCTACAGCTTCGCCGTGAACCGTATGCGCAGACATCTGCGCCGGCACATCCGGCAGCACGGCCCTGATGGTTATGCGCTGCTATTCGACTTCAAGAGTTACTTTGACAGTATTCCGCACGAACTGCTGGCGTCGATCCTGCGCAAGAAATACACAGACGAACGGCTCCTGAAGCTGATTATGCACTTCATTGAGTGCTTCGGCGAAAAGGGACTGGGCCTGGGCAGTCAGATCTCTCAGGTGCTGGCGCTGGCCGCTGCCGACCGCATTGACCACCACATCAAAGACGTGCTGCGCTTCAAGAATTACGGCCGGTACATGGATGACGGCTATGTGATCAGCGACAGCAAAGAACGGCTTCAGCATTGCCGGCGCGAAATTCTTCGGCTTTGCAAGGAAATGGGCCTGCAGCTGAGTGAGAAAAAGACCAGGATCGTGCCGCTGCGGCGTGGCTTCACCTGGCTGAAGATCAAGGTCAACGTGCTGCCCAGCGGCCGGCTGTTGCAGCGGGCATGGCGCAAGAGCGTGATCCGCGAACGCCGGAAGCTGAAAAAGCTGAAGAATATCGTGGACAGCGGAAAGCTGACCGTAAAGGACGCCTGGCAGTCCCTGCAATCCTGGGACAGCCATCTGATCGGGCTGAACGCATACAGGACACGCAAGACCATGCGCATCCTGTTCGACCGGCTATATCTGCAGGGAGGGCAAAGCCCGACTAACGCAGCCCATTGCGCGCAATGGGCAAGTGTAGCCAGCGCCGTGGCCAGCCCACGGTGATGGCCGAAAAGCAGGGAGGGTGAAAGAAATGTTTTACAAGATCATCAACGGGGACAGCGTCGTGGACGTACTGTTCGGGGCTTCATGGGTATGCCTGGGCAAACATGGCCGCCCGGTGCTTTGTGACGTCCGCAAAGCCACGGGCGTCGTTTCGTCCGACGGCAGCACCATCTACCATATCGACGGTGCGCCCTTCCTGGGCGACTATGCCGACGTCGTTATTGTCTGCATCGAAGAAGCCGAAGCCGTCCAACTGAAGGAACAGCTGGACATCGGCAACGTGCCGGCCGAACCTGATCCCCCAATAACAGAGCCGGAAAACCCCGGCGAAGAAGACACCGGCACGGAGGAAACGCCGGTCATGGGCGCGGCAGCCATGAGGCAGCGCATCATAGACCTGGAAAACCAGAATGCCATGCTGGTGGAGTGCCTTTTGGAAATGAGCGAGGTGGTTTACAGTGGCTTGTAAGCTGACCGCGCTTTTATTTCGCATCTTTTACGGGAAGGAGGGCGAAACGATGATGGCCATGCTTTGGGCACAGCAGATCATGCTGGGCAAGAAGACCTTTGCGCAGGTTCCCAAGCTGCTGCGCGACAAGGTGCGCGAGCTGCTGGTGGATTCCGGCTGCGAAGAACTGGTTACCGAATAAGCCCGGAAGGGGTGATCGGAATGCCAAACCTGAACAGGCCCCTGCTGGACGACACGCCCGGCAGGGGCCGCTGCTTTTACGCGATCCAGGAGAACGACGACGGAACCGTTGACGTCTATTTGTCGCCCGTCGTATGCCTGTACAGCACCGACCTGGGCGTGACGGAATACGACATCAGCGTGCGCGTGGTGCGCGGCGTCGTGCCCTGGCCAGAGCTGGAAGAAGACATCCGCGCCCGGTTTGATTCCTGGTGCGAAAGTGGAGAGGTGATCGACCTATGAACCCGCTGCTGATCGGCGGCATTGCCCTGGCTGCTGCGTTTGCCGCTGCCAGCGCGGTGCTGATCGTCGCCATCTGGTGGACACACAAGTATTAAGGGGTGGTCAACTTGAACGATAAAAAGATATGGGACTTCCTGCTGCAGAAAATCGGGAATCCCTTCGGCGTCGCCGGCCTGATGGGCAACCTGTACGCCGAAAGCGGCCTTCGGGCCAACAATCTGCAGAACAGCTACAGCAAAAAGCTGGGCATGACCGACGAAACGTACACGGCCGCCGTGGACGGTGGCAGCTACACGAATTTCGTGCACGACGCCGCCGGCTACGGCCTGGCGCAGTGGACGTACCACAGCCGGAAGCGTAACCTGCAGGAATTCGCAAAAGATGCAGGTAAGTCCATCGGCGACCTGGACATGCAGCTGGGCTTCCTGGTGCATGAGCTGGCCAGCTATACCACTGTCATGAAGACACTGCAGGCGGCCACCAGCGTGAAGGAAGCCTCCGACATCGTGCTGACCCGCTACGAAAAGCCGGCAGACCAGTCCGACGCCGCGAAGACCCGCCGGGCCGGTTATGGCCAGAAATACTATGACGCATACGCGAAGGAAGGAAGTGACCCCATGGCTACCGCAAAAGCCTTCACCGGCAAGCAGCTGGCTGCCTTTGCGATCCAGTGCCACCAGGACGGCGTCCGCTACTGGTACGGCACCTGTTATTACAAATGCACGGCTTCGCTGCTGAAGCGTAAGACCAACCAATACCCCAGCCATTACAAAGACAACCGACAGGCCGCCTACAAGGCCGACATTGCGGACGGGGCCATGTGCGCGGACTGCGTGGGCCTGATCAAGGGCGCAGCGTGGACGAACCTGGGCACCCGCGACGGGGTGTACGGCTCCAATGGCTGCCCCGACAAGAGCGCGGGCGGCATGCTGTCCTACTGCAAAAGCAAGGGCATGCCCAACGGCAGCATGGACACCTTCCCGGACATCCCCGGCCTGCTGCTGCACAAGGAAGGCCACGTCGGCGTTTCCATCGGCAACGGCGAACACATCGAACTGAAGGGCTTTGCAGACGACTGCGTGCGCACGAAGGTGCAGGGGCGCGGCTGGACAAGCTGGGCGCAGCTGCCCTTTGTCGATTACGAAGGCGAAGGCAGCGTGAACGTGCCCGCCGTGAACGTCCGCAAGCTGGGCGACCGCACGCTGAAGCGCGGCAGCAAGGGCAACGACGTGGCCGAGCTGCAGGCGGCGCTGGTAGCCCTGGGCTATGACTGCGGCAGCTTCGGCAGCAATCAGGATGGTGTGGACGGCGACTATGGCCGCACCACGAAGGCAGCGGTCGAAGCCTTCCAGGCTGACGCCCGCATTGAGATCGACGGCATTTATGGCCCCGAATCCCATGCGGCCCTGATGGCCATGCAGCTGCACGGCAAGCCCGGCGAACAGCCGGAAGAAGGCGGCGACGGCGACGACAGCGGCGACGTCGTGCCCACCTTCCTGGTTACGGTGCCCGGCGTGGACGCTGCGACCGCCACCTATCTGCTGGAAACCTACCCCGGCGCGACCGCAACGGAGGAAACGGCATAATGGGCGAATGGCTTGACATACGCCAGGGCGACGCCCTGCTGAGATTGCGCGAAATGCCCGCCCACAGCTATGACGCCATCATATCAGACCCGCCCTACGCATCCGGCGGCATGAGCATGAGCGAAAAGGCGAAAAGCACCCGCGACAAATACACGTCCTACGGGGAGCAGGGCAACCCCTACCCGGATTTTTCAGGCGACGCCCTGGCCCAGCGGGCGTGGACGTCGTTCATGCACGAAATCCTGGTGGAGTGCCGGCGCGTGGTCAAGCCTTCCGGCGTCATTGCGCTGTTTATCGACTGGCGGCAGCTGCCCGCCCTGACTGACGCCATGCAGTGGGCAGGCTGGGTGTGGCGCGGCGTCGCCGTATGGGACAAGATGGGCAGCCGCCCGCAGCTTGGCCGCTTCCGGCAGCAAACCGAATTCATCGTCTGGGGCAGCAACGGACAAATGCCCACCACCAGGAACGCGCCCGTGCTGCCCGGCGTCTTCCAGCATCCCAACGTGCCGACCCATGAGAGGTGGCACCAGACACAAAAGCCGCTTGCATTGATGCGCCAGGTGGTGCGAATCTGCGAAAAGGGCGGCCGAATCCTTGACCCGTTTGCAGGCAGCGGCAGCACCATAGAAGCCGCCCTGCTGGAAGGGTATACCGCAACCGGCATTGAGCTGGAACAACACAACGTGGACATCGTTCGCCGCCGCCTGGCTGGCCTTCAGCTGGGCATGTTCGGGGGGGGGGCAATCCCCTGACGCAGCGGAACAGCTGACCATGTTGGGAAAGGAGGAATGCCCTTGACTGTGTCCGAAATCATCATGGCTGTGCTGGCCTTCTGCACCCTGGTGCTGGCCATTTCTTCCTGGCGTCGAAACAAAGACCAGGACACAAGCACCAGCGCAGCCATGGACGAACAGACGCGCACCGACATGCGGTACCTGATCCGTGGCGTTGACGACATCCGCGTGGACATCAGAGCCATGCGCAATGAGATCAGCGACGTGGATCGGCGCGTGGTCGCCGTCAATGAAAGCGTCAAGAGCGCCCACAAGCGCATCGACGAACACCTTCAGGAACACCGGGAGCTGTACCATCAGCCCCACGAATAAGGAGGAATACTACCATGCAGAACAGACTCAAGAGCAAGGCGGCCTGGGTGGCCATGCTTGCGATCATCGGCTTCGTCCTGGGCAACTGGGGCCTGTTTGAGGTCATCGGCCTGACGAATGAAACCTGGCAGCAGCTGGTCGAGCTGATCCTGGCCGCGCTGGCTGCCTTCGGCGTCTTCAACAACCCCACCGACGCGCAGAACTTCTAACGTTCGCCTTTTGATGGGACAGAACAAAGCTGCAGGGCGCGCGATCCGGAAGCCATGGGCGCGGATCAGCGTCCTGCAGCTGAAAAACAAACGAACAAACAACGGCCAGGGCTGGTATTTGTACGGGAAAACCCTTGCAAATATTTGCCCTGTAAGCCGTTTTCAAGAGGGCAAGGCGGGGAAATGTACCCTTGCCTTCCTGAAAACGGCTCAGAATGGCGCATACAAACGCACACAGAGCCGCCCAGCAGCCCGCGTGGCGCGTCCATCCGCGTGGGTGGGTATTTGTTCAGCCGTGCGCGCAGGCCGCCACAGAGGGGCGCAAGGCCATCCCAAAGGGTGCAGCGTAAGCCTGGCCGCGCGTGGCCAGGCCGTCGGCATGGTTCCGGCGCGCGCGGGATTCTGGCCATCACCCGGAGGGGCGCGGGGAACAATGGGTGCGGGCTACGCGGTCATATAGAAACACACGATTTTTTGCAAATCTGGGGACGCTGCATTTATACATATAAAGGCGGCCGCATGTTTATGCAAAGCCTGACGCGCACCCATCCCCCCCCCTACCTTCAAAACAAAAATGTGGGGGTATCGACACCGGCGGGGGCCTGTCGTTTTCAGCGCGGGACACTCAAAAAAAGAGGGGGGGCTACCCCTTCGATTACACCTAAATATAATTAGGTGTAAGAGCAAAACATAAAAGTGTAATACCATCCAGACCGGGCATATATTAGAAGCGAAAAACAAGGATTACACAAAATACACTTTTTACACCTTTTTAGAAAACATATATCATTTCATATACTGGCCATCAGATACAGCTCCGAAGACGGGTGCGAAATCGGGGGCAAATCCACCGCCCACGCGCCCAGCTGCCGCCCAGGCTGCCGCAAAAAGCGCGACCCGGAAGCAGGAAACCGGCCGCGCTGGCGCGAAGTGAAACATCAGCAAAGGACCGGCGCGGGCCGCAGCGCCTTCGGGACAAAAGGCCGCGGGTTCGAATCCCGCCACTTCGACACGACTGCAAATGCAGTGAAATCAAGGGTTTGCGCCATGTGTGCAGGCCCTTGTTTTTTTGTCGATTTTGCCGGGTGGTACAGGGACTGTGTACCACCCGTAATAGCACGGAACATATGGAAAAGCCTGCAGAATCGCTGAACCGAACCAGTAAAAAACGGACAATAGACAAAAAGCCCCCTGATGTAGGATAATTGAACTACGTCAGGGGGTAAGTTTATGGAGAAACGAAAATGGACAGATGTATCAAAGTATAGCGAAGTCATCGAACAGTTGTGGCGCGAGGGAAAGAGCCGCCAGGAGATAGCGGACACACTTGGGCTGGAGAAGATCCAGATCAAGAACTGGATCAACCGCCACAACCGCGCTCAGGAGAAAGCCAACAAAGGAATATTTCCAAAGACGAAGGGGCGGTCAAGGAAAAAACCACTTAATTCACAGGAAGCGTCTTTCTTCTATTGTCCACTATTTGGGGCGCTGTCAGTCTCCGGCTGACTGAGGAGTTCCCCAATTCGCTTGCCCTGCAGCAGGCGCCTTTTCTTTCCCTTTAAAGGATTCTTCCCAGTATTTTCTTGACGAACGC